GCTCCAGATCCCGCCGCTTTGCCGCCACCGCCGGATCCTCGTCGGCGGGCATGGCATACGCCGCCGCCAGGCGATCTGCAGCAGCGACGCACGCCGCCACCGCCAGAGGCATGGCGTCATGCTCTTTGATGGCGCCCCGCTCCTGGCACAACCGGTGACGGCAACGCCACCATGCCGTATTGCCCGAAATGTTGCGTCGCAAGCTGTGGCCGCACGCAGCGCAGCTCAGCAAACCGGTCAGCCCATGGCGAGCTTCACGGCCTCGACCCAGAAAGGTATTGCTGGGCCGCCGCAGGTACATCGCCAGTTCCTGCCAATCCCCCTCACCGATCAGCGGCGGATGCTGGTCGTAGTGAATCTCTCCCCACCGCTGGCCCCAACTCTTCCCGCTGCCTTTCTGCAGCAGGTGACCGACGTGCCCCCTGATGCAGGGGTTGTAGAACCACGCCATCAAATTGGGGGTCGCCGGGGTCCAGCTGCACCAGCTCGGCAGTTCCCGCATCACCGCGGAGAAGCTCCCCAGCTCCCGCAGCCGCTCCAGCACCTTCAACGCCTGGGGCCAGTGCTCCGGGTGGGGCTCCAGCCGGTGATTGGCACCCCCTCGATACCCAAACGGTTTCCGGCGCCGTAGGTGGCGGCCCTGGGCCCGGTACTGCTCGAACTGGCGCCGCAGCCGCAGGCTCAGCATCCTGCTCTCCACCTCGGCCATGGTGGTGAGCAACCTGGCCTGCAGGAACCCCTGTGGCGTGGCCGATTCGATGGTGCCGCCGTCTAGCGCCGTGACGGTCACCCCCATCAGGGCACAAAGCGCCAGCAGCTCATCGGCAAACGCCGCGTTGCGCCCCAGCCGGTCAGCTCTGGTGATCACCAGCTCCACCACCTTCCCGGCCCGCACCTCGGCCACCACCTCCGCCAGGCCGGGGCGATCGTCATTCCGACCGCTCTCCAGCTCCTCCACGATCCGATCACAACCGGCCGCCCGAAGCCTGGCCACCTGAGCTGGCAGGGAGTCAGCTTGCTCCTCCTTTGACACGCGGGCGTAGCCGAGCTTCATGGATAGGCTGCGTTGCAGTGGTTTCGGAGCCTAGCGCTTTGGCGACGTTTTCCTTCGATACCGTCTCATAAGCGCTGCCTTGCGCTGCAAGGGGTTTCAGTGCCGCCGGCCTTCATGCCTGCCCTGAGCCGTGCTCATGGCGCTGCAAAACGTGGTACGGTTCCGGGGTCAGCAGAAGAGCCGTGAGTGGCCCTGCTGGCACCGCATTACAACCCACCCCGCGCAGGCTCTGAGCAGCCGCCGGGATCCTCATAGGACCGAACCATGACCACGATCAGCATCACCGTTCCCGATCTGAAAGCCATCACCAGGAGGCTCTCCTCCGACTGGGGGCCGACGCTCCATGCCGCTGCCCGCCGCCTGGGTGCGGTGGTGGCCCTGCTCTACACGCTGGGTTTCATGGCCGGCGAGCGCTGGCACCATCTGGTGGCCTGGGCCCAAGAGCACCAGCTCCACGGCCTGGCACGGCTGGGGCTGCACAGGGGCAACTGTCAAGGATTCCTTGACAGCTCAGCTACCGAGGAATCCTCGGCAGCTCCCGCCATGGTCGTCGGAATCGACTTCGCAGGCCCAGAAGGCTCGGCAACGGTGCAGACGATCGTTCTGCGCCGGCCCGGGGGCAACTATCTGGAGATTCCGGATAGTTCGGCCCTCAATGCGGTTCCCGCGATGGTCACCACCTCCGTGGGGCCGAAACCCGTTGCTACCACTAACGGCGCCGAACTTATGCCGGGCCCAGATGCCGCTTCGGTCACCACCCCCGCCAACGTCGCCCCGCCCTCGATCCGGCGTCTCGCCGCTCAGGGCTGCAGCCAGCGGGAGATCGCAGGCACACTGGGGCTCACTCGCTACCAGGTCCGCAAGGCCCTCGCTGCCTGAGCACCACCACGGCCCGCCGGAGGCCATCCGGCACGCCTCCCCATCGCACGCTCCCCATGGTCACCTTCATTTCCTTCACCAGCACCGGAGGCCGAATCGGTCGCATCCACTGGGCCAACACTGCCCCCTTCAGAGGCGGCACCATCTGGGGCCAGATGCAGTGGGACAAGCTCTGGCCTGCAAAGCCTGAGGAGCTGTTCTCTGCACGCATCCGGCGCTACGCCGAACTTGTTCGGTCGGTCGGCAAGCAGATGAACCAGGTCCTGGCGACAATGAAGCAAACCGAATACGCTTTTGCTGAGTTTGGCCGGGCAATCGCTGCCGCCGCCGTCGAGGCTGGGAAGATCGACAGCCCTTACATCTTCGACTCATCTCTGAAAGAGATAAAGAAACCGCCGCATCGCTGAATATCCGGCACTCTTCCCCAACGCACGCTCCCCATGGACGAATCAGCCACTGCCCGGTTCAGGGGCTACAGCCACCTTAGGAAAGAGTTCGCCGAGGTGAACATGCCTGGGCATAACTTTGTGCAGCTTGCTGAAACGAGCCGCTGCCTGCACATTCACCTGCGATCTGACGGCTCAGTGCCTGATGCAATTCAGGAGCTGTTCGACCGGCTGAACCAAGAAGCCGCCTGGCTGGAGATCACGCAGCAGGAAGACGACTCCTTCGCCTTCAGGGTGATCACACCTCTAGCTTTGCCACCTCAGTGACCATGGCCTCGTAGGCCTCGCGAGCGGCGGCATTGATCCAGCCCCTGGAGGGTGTCCAGACCGGATCGCCTGATGGCCAGGGCCTGGCGCCGCCGTTGGCTGGGTTGTTCTCGGTGTTGCGCCTGGGTGTGGTGGCCGGCAAGGTCGAGCGCTCCATCAGGGGGTAGTCCCTGGGCCCCCGGGGCTCACCGGTGCCGCCGATCTGCCGCCAAGGCCTGCTGCTGGCCTGGTCGTACTTCTGGCGGGTCGCCGCGGCCAGGGCCTGCTGCTGATCCTCCCAGCGCTCGCGGCGGTTGGCCGCCAGCTGGTTCTGGATCACCAGCGCCTCCAGGGTGATCGGGGAGAGGGCGCAACGGCAGCGGGGGTGGATGGGGGTCTTCACGCTGCCGGCGTAGTAGAGGGCCCCCATCCGGGGGGCGCAGAACTCGCAGACCCGATCGTCGGCGGTGGCCACGTACCGCACGAACCCAACGCCGATGCGGCGGAAGGTGCGCTCTCTGGCCTCGCCGGCGGCGATGTGGGTCTCGGTGCGGGCCACGGTCTCGGCCCGGTTCCTGAAGGCGTCGTTGATGTGGGGCAGGCGGGCCTTGAGGTTGCGGGCCAGGGCGCGGCTGTCGACGCCGGTGGCCATCTGGGTGGCGGTTTCAAACTGCACGGCATCGCCCCAGTCGCTCCACCAGCGGAAGAAATAATCCTTCGATGCCCAGACCCGATCGGAGGTGGCGGCGTTGCGCTGGCGGCGGTAGTTGGCGCTGAGCGTCTTGAAGTCCCGCTCAGACGCGGCGATGACGGCCCCCAGGTTCAGGAGCCTGGTAAAGCTCTGCCCCTCCTGGTAGGGGCTGCCCGGGGCCGGGGCGTCGGTGGGGGCCGGTGGTGCCGCCGGTGGCAGCTGGGGATCCTGCAGCGACGGGTGGCGGCCGGAGAGCACGGCCGCCGGTGGGAGCATGTCCTTCGACAGCTCGAGGGCGTACTCGGTCCCTAGGTCCTGGGCCCGGTTGTAGAGCTCCGCCAGCTCACGGTTCAGGGCTGCATTGGCTGCCCGGTCGGCCGGGAAGCGGTTGATGATCACCTGCAGGTCCTGGGCCAGCTGGCCCTGCAGGTAGAGGCTGGCCTGATTCTTCTGCAGGGGGGTGATCGGCACCGGGCCGTCCGGGGTGCTGCCGAGGAACGCGCCGGGGCTGTTGGCCGGGTCGTAGTCGGGCTGGGCCTCGATCCGCTCCAGGCGGTCCATCAGGCTGCGGATGGTGCGGCGCAGGGCCTCATCGAAGATCCCCCGGAGCTTGCGCAGCTGCTGGTCCTCCAGGCCCCGCAGCTCCTGGTCGAGCTGCTCAATCAGCTCGATCGAGCGGTCAGCCATTCAGGTGGGTGCAGCGCGCCCGCAGGGCGTCGAGACGGGCCTGGAGCGAGGCATCGGCCCGGTGATCGGAAGCCGCGGCCTGGTAGGCCTCCTGGAGCAGCCGCTGGATCCGCTTTTCCCGGCTGTCGGTGCGGCGCTTCATCCCCCCGAAAGTGTTGGCGCCCACCGCGCTCATCAGCTCATCGAAGGCGGGGGCCATCTTCGCGATCTGCTCCTTGGTGGGCCACAGGGGGCTTTCACCGCCCAGGCCAGAGAGGTAGGTGTTTTCCTGCCCCTTGCTCCGCAGCTTGTGCTGCACGTACCGCTCAAAGGTCCGGGCGAAGACCTCACGGCCTGACGTCCAATAGTTCCACTGGCCTCTGCTTTTCTGTGGGGTGATGCCGTATCCCCGCAGCCCTTCTCTGAGGGTCTGGTCATAGTCGGTGTCCTTGATGGCCCTGCGGACCCCATCCATGGCTTTCCAGACCGGATCGTCCTCCTGGCTGGCGTGGCCTCTGGTGCGATCAAAGAACCTGGGGCTGGTTTGCTCGCTCAGGTAGATGTCGCCGGTATTCGCGAAAGATTGGCCCCTCGGAGATCGTGCCCCGATGTAGTCATCGAGGGCGTGACCCCATTCGTGGGCGAGGGTGCCGACGCCGTTCTTCCGGGTGATGTTGATCACCTTTGTGCCCGGTTCGTAGTGCGCCGCGGCCCTCCCCGTGCCCCGGGCCCCGAAGGCCAGACCCAGCTGGCCGTCGAGGGAGATGGCCCGATCGGGGAGACCCGTCACGTCGGCCAGGTCCACCAGTGCCTCGGCGGTTTTGCGCAGGTGGTGGGCCCGCTCGTCGTCGGTGACGCTGTTGCCGAACTGCAGGCCCCGCATGCCCATCCGGTTGGCCAGCACCGTTGTGGAGCCGGCCGGCGTGTCATCCACACCCAGGGAGCGGCCGCCGGTGCGGACGGCCCTCTTCACGTAGAGATCGGCGGCGTTGATGGTCGCCCCGCCGCGCTGCACCCCGGTGACCTTGTCGATCGAGGCGCCGCCCAGGATCTCCTCTGTGGCGTTGCGCATCACATCCGCCAGGTCGGCAATACTCTTCCCGTCGTTGGCCTTCCTGAGGCGAGCCCCCAGGGTGTTCATCTGCCCGGCCACCGAAGTCTTGGAGTAGCTGCTCTGGCTGGCCTTTTTGCTGAGGTCCACCAGCGAGTTGGCCAGCGGGTTAAAGCGATCGGAGGTGTCCTGGGACCGATCACCCCTGATGGCCGCGATTCGATCAACGGTGGCCTTGGAGATCTCGGCGAGCATGTCCCGGGGGTCGGCATCGTCCCGCCGCTTGTCGATGATGCCCTTCACCTCCTGCAGGTGGTCGTAATAGAGCTTGCGCATCTCCGCCGGGGTTTTCTTGCCCCCGATCTGGGACCGGTTGTAGGCCGCAAAAGCCTTGTCGGTGTAGGGCTGCGGCGGGAAGGACTTCAGGGCCATGTGGCCGGCAAGGCGGGTGAGGTAGTTGGTGTTGGTGAGGCCTTCTAATAGGTCGAGGGGTTCGGCCTTCAGCAGCTTGTCCCTGGTGACCAGGGCCGCGGCCGACCCATCGGCTTCCGCCTCCGCCAGGGTTCGCCAGGCGTTGCGCTTGTGGCGGGCGGAACCCTTCAGGTCCTCGCCGACATTGCCCACGGCCGAGGCCCGGGCGAACTCGTAATCCGGATCGCCTTCCTTGGCTGCCCGATCGGCCTCTCCACGGGGCGTGCCGGCGGGGGCCTTGCTGCTGGTGCTGGAGGGGGGCGGGGCCGCCTTGGCTGCTGCGGCCTCAGCCGCTTGCTTCTCGGCTGCTGCCTTGGCCTTCTCAGCGGCCACCTGCTGGCGCCCGCTGCGAAGCTGGGTCGCCTTCTCTCCGCGGCGGGTGGCGATCGCCCCGGCCAGCTCACCGGCCTCCTTCTGCCGCACCTGTGCAATCCCCCGCTGGGAGGATGCCCCGCCAGCAGCGAGCTCCAGGAGCCGCTTCATGCGCTCCTTCCCGATGGCGCTGCGGGGAGTGGTGCGGCATTCCTTCCGCAAGCTGATGCAGGCGCTGCCGCAGCCATAGCCAGTGCTGCACTTCTTCCGCAGGGCATCGATCCGGTGCTGCAGGGAGATTGCCAGGTTCATTTCAGGGATACCTCGGGGGTGGCAGTGGTTCACGGCGATGCCCCTGCCCACAAGGATGCAGAGACGGCTTTGTGCCTATTCGGATCCGCGCCCAGCAGCTCCACCAACGGGGGAACCAGCAGCGGCCAAAGCTGGCCAGCTGGTCGGGGTGCGCCTGCTCCAGCCACTGCTCGAACATCTCGAAGGACGTCCCCTCCGGATCCCCAGGCCTGAAGTTGTCGGTGTGCAGGATCGTCATCAGGTGTCCCCGGCAAGGTAGGCATCACACAGGGCCCCCATCGCCACAAGGTCGATGCCATCGATCCGGCGGATGGTGGCATCGGCGCCGATGGCATCACGGATCCCCCGCTGGTGCTGGTGCCCCATGGCCAGCAGGTAGGCGCCGGTGCTGGGCTCGAACACCTCCCAGGCGCCGCTGAGATCAGGACCCACCGCCACCGGGTAGGGGAGGGTCTGCCCGTAGGGACCCATCAGGCGGCCGATGCCGGGGCCATCCATGCGGATCGACACCCCGAAGATCTGATGGATCTGGCCGGCGGCATCGCTGCGGGGCTGCTCATCGCGGCGCCGCTTGCGGCGGGCCCGGTTGCTGCTGATCTTCTCGGCCAGCTCCTGGGCCCGGGCCTCGCACTCGCTGCAGCAGGGTTCGTCGTCGGAATCGGCGCGGGGCGGGGTTTCGGGGGTAGCGCGGCCGGTGATGGCTGGATCCTCCTCTGGAGGGGCAGCATCAGGCGCCGCCGCCGGATCGCCCTCGAGGCTGCCGCCGAACTCCACCGGGGCCTCCTGCTTCGGCTGCGGGATGGATCCATCGGCCTCCCGATTCAAGAGGGTGGTGTCCAGGCTGAAGCGGGGCTTCCCGAAGCGGGCCAGGGCCACCTCGTTGGGCTGCAGCACACCGTTCTGGATGTACTGGGCGTCGGCTGTGGCGACCTTCGACCGCAGCTCAGCCTGTTCGTCTTCTGTAGGGGTGTAGGTGGGCCGAAAGGTGATCTCCCAGTCGGCGGGGGGGGCTTTCCCTTTCCATGGGCCATCGGAGCAGGCCATCACCAGCTCGTAAACCCGCCGCAGGGGCTCTTTGAGGTGCTGGGCCTGCCAGTCGGCCACCTCATTGCCAAACGCTGCCTGTTCACTCCTGCCATCGGCACCTAGGCCGGAGGGCGACTCACCCCAGAGCAGGGTGTGGGGCAGACCGCTGGCGCCAGTGATCTCGGATTTGAGGGAGGAAATGATGTCGGCGATGCCAGCAGCAGAGCGTGTGAAATTGGTCAGCTCCTCGTTGTCGTTCAGCAGGTAGGCGCCGATGGTGCTGCGGGCGAGGGCATTGGCCTGCAGCCGCTGGCGCAGCTTGTCTTCCCCCCCGGCCGCGAGCATGTTGGCCAACCCCGGCAGCTTGTGCACCACCAGGTCGAAATCGTGGAGGATGTCCGCCGCCGATTGCTGGCCGGTCTCCCACCGCTTGAAAACATCCCAGACCAGGTCGACCACCGACACCCCCCACCACTGCCGCTCCTGCTGTGACCGCCAGGAGCAGGGGAGCCCCTCGATGCGGATCACCCGGCTGCTGTGGATCTCAATTTGGGTGGCTTCGGTGAGGCCCAGGCCAGCACTGGTCACCATCTTGCTGCCGGCCTGATCGTTGAGCTTCTGCAGCTCCCGATCGGCCTGAGTCCAGAACCAGTAGCTTTCCGGCTCGCCGATGCCGGACCAGCCGGCGGCGGGGTAGAGGCGCCAACGGTCAATCGGGTAGAAGCCGTGGATGGTCCGCAGCCGCTTGAGGTTCAGAGGCTTGTCGATCGGCGTGCGGTCATCGGCGATCAACACCAGGGCGCCACCGCCATAGAGGCGGCTGTAGGTGGCGGCCGCGGCCAGGCCCTGGCGGAGGTGCAGCTTTTCGGTCCAGCCCACGACATCATCGAGCTGGGCCTTCATGCGGCTGGAGGTTTCATCCCCCACCGACAGGTCCCAGCCGCTGCGGGTGCCCTGCTGGGGGAGTTTCTCCACGATCCGGCGGATCAGCCAGCTCTGCTCATAGAGGGCATCAACAGCAGATTCAGAGAGAATCCGGGAGCGCTTGACGCCGATCGCTTCGTTTCGGTCCTTCGCGGTGCCCAGACCGGTGAGGACGTTGATCAGGGCGCCATCCAGCCGCCACTCAGGTCGGGAATCAGCGGAGCTCAGAAAACCAATCGACACGGGCCAGTGCGCTTAGGCCCAGGGTAGGCCTGGCGAGTTGGCTATATCACTGGCCAACGACGTTACGCGCCATAGGCTGGGGCCGAACATCAGCCCTAGTCCATTGGGCGCCCCGCTCGATTCGCTGCTCGGTTCGTATGCGCGGCTGCCCATCCCCTCCAGGGAGGAGCAGGTGTTGCTGGGTCGGGCCATTCGGAAGTGGCTGGACTGGGATCCGGCACCTGAGGAGGCACCGCCGGGGGTGCAGCGGGCCGGCCGGCGGGCGCGGGATCGGATGGTGGCCCGCAACATGCTGCTGGTGGCGACACAGGCCCGCTCGTTTTCGGTGTCCTCGGTGGTGGCCCTGGAGCCGCAGGACCTGATCCAGGAGGGTGCGATCGGGCTCACCAGGGCGGCGGAGAAATACGACCCCACGCGGGGCTTCAGTTTCGCGACCTATGCGGTTCCGTGGATCCGGCAGTCGATGACCCGGCTGGTGCACACCTCCGGATCGATTCGACTCCCAGTGAAGCGGGCATCGAAGATGAACCAGCTGCGCCAATGGGTGGAGGCCTTCACAGCCCGTGAGGGCCGATCTCCGACGGATCAGGAGGCGATGGAGGGGATGGAGATCAGCGCCGCCGACCTGCTGATCCTGCGGCAGGCTGCCGCCGTGCGGCAGGTGGTTTCGCTCGATTCCCTGATGAACGATGGCGAGGGGGATGCCTACATCACCACCGTGGCGGACACAACGACAACAGCGGACACCACGACCAAACAGCGTGCCCAAGTGCTGGAGGCGCTAGAACCCTGGCCTGATCTGCAGGAGATCATGGGCCGCCGGCTGGCCGGGCACACCTGCCAAGAGGCTGGCCTAGCGATGGGCATCACCCGGTTGGCTGCCGAACGGCTGTGGGAGCGAGCGCTGGCAATGGCGAAGCACCTGATGGCCACCGATCAACAGCACGGCGGGGGCCAGGTGGAGCTGCTGGTGACCGAGATAGAGATCGAGCAGCAGCTGCTCCTTTTCCCACTGGCCGCGTAGCACTGGTGTTCCAGTCGGGAGTAAGTTCGTTGCGATGTAACGACGTTGTGAGTCCATGGCGGAAACGGCCAACGGCCCTGGCCCTGCAGGCGAGATCCAGACCGAGCGCGGGCTGAGCGAATCACAGCAGCTCACGCTGAATGCCGTGAGGCAGTACATCGATCAGCACGGCATCTCGCCGAGCTTCCGCGACGTGATGGTGGTGCGGCAGCTGGCCAGCACCAGCACAATCCAGGCCCATTTCAAGCACCTCCAGGCAGCCGGGGCCATTGATGTGCGCGATGGCGTCCCGCGGTCGGTGCGGGTGCTGTGGCCCCGGCCGAAGCGTCGGAGGGGCGGTTGATGGGCTGGGCTGTCGGCGAAAACGCACAAGGCCGCGACGTCGGCTATGGCGTCCCATCAGTGTGCGACCATCCCGATTGCTCAGCGCCCATCGATCGCGGGCTCTCCCACGTCTGCGGAGGGATGCACGATGGCGACGAGCATGGCTGCGGCCGATACTTCTGCGATCAGCATATGCACAGGGGCTGTCGAGAAGATTCATCGGGCGAAGAAGAGTGGGTGAACCTGTGCGAACGCTGCACAGCGGGACAGTCGCCCTTCAAGCCGAAGCCGGACACGCCGGAATGGCTGAACTTGAAGCTCACAGACGAAAGCTGGCAGCGCTGGCGTGAAGAAAACCCTGATGCAGTTGCTGAAATCCGCCGGAGGGCTGCCTGAGATGGGATGGGGCCATTGGCGGGTGCCTGAGCTCACCGAAGAGGTTGAGTTTCGGCTCAAGGTGCAGGAACTTGTGGTGCGAAGGACGTTCAGGCGCAATCCTGAGGCCGTGCTGCACCAGGCACTGCTGCTGGCCCGGGACAAGGCAATTCTTGAACGAACCGTGGAGAAAGCCCACCGGCGAATCATGGAGCTGGAGGTGGAAGCCGCTCTGGGTCCAGCAGGAGGGCGCAGCGAGGAGGGGCAAGCAAAGCGCGCCTGGCGGCGTTGTTTGCCCTGGTGGTGCCGGTGGTCTTGACCGGTTGCCGGCTGCTAATGGGGGACTGCCTTGACGTGCTGCGCACCATGCCTGATTGCAGCGTGGATGCGGTGGTGACGGATCCGCCCTATGGCCTGGCCTTCATGGGCAAGCGGTGGGATTACGACGTGCCCAGCGTGGCGATCTGGGCCGAGTGCCTCCGGGTGCTCAAGCCTGGCGGGCATCTGCTGGCCTTTGCCGGCACCCGCACCCAGCACCGGATGGCGGTACGGATTGAGGATGCGGGTTTTGAGATCCGGGACATGATCGCCTGGGTCTACGGGTCGGGGTTCCCGAAGTCGCTGGACGTGAGCAAGGCGATTGATAAGGCGGCAGGGGCTGAGCGGGAGGTGGTGGGGAGACGCAAGCTCACAGGAACGGCGCGAATCATTGGGGGGCAAGGTGGAGCCACAGCCGGCCGGTCAGCTGACGCCTACGCCGAAGGCGAAACACGCGACGAGTTGAGCATCACCGCCCCCGCCACCCCCGAAGCCCAGCAGTGGTCCGGCTGGGGCACCGCGTTAAAGCCCGCCCTAGAGCCGATCACCATGGCCCGCAAGCCGCTGACCGGCACCGTGGCCGCGAACGTGCTGGAGCACGGCACCGGGGCGCTCAATGTGGATGGGTGCAGGGTGGGCGCGGAAGCGCGGCCCGTGATGGTGCGGACTGAAACCGTAGTGTCTGCAACGGCATCGAGCGGACAAAGTACTGGGGCCACTTCAAGCGGTGAGCAGACCACTGCTGGCCGCTGGCCCGCCAACCTGATCCATTCGGGTGAAGGCGAAGTGGTGGGGTTGTTCCCGCAGACCACCAGCGGAGCCAATCCAACTCGAAGGGGCGGCATGGGCTACCACGGCGCAGAGGGCCAACAGCAGTGCCATGCCCCACGCGGCCAAGACACCGGCAGCGCCGCCCGTTTTTTTTACTGCCCGAAGGCCGACAGCTCAGAGCGTCAGGGCGTGACCCATCCCACAGTCAAGCCGCTGGACCTGATGGCCTACCTCTGCCGGCTGGTCACCCCACCGGGTGGCGTTGTGCTGGATCCGTTTATGGGCAGCGGCACCACCATCAAGGCCGCTCTTGCCGAGGGATTCCAGGGCATCGGCATCGAGCGGGATCCGGTCTACTTCACCATGGCCGAGCACCGGATCAACGGTGCACAGCTGGGGCTGATTCTGTGATCCAGCCCGCCTACCTGGCGCAGCTGCGGCGCGAGCTGCGCGCCGAGCTGGTGATCACGCTGGTGCAGATCGAGCAGCTGGTGCCAGGGTGGTGGTGCAGCCTGAGCGATCTGGCGGAGCAGCTGGGCACCGATCGAGACAGCTTGAACCGCAACATCTTGAAGCTGGCGGCCCTGGGCCTGCTGCGCAGGGTGAGCAGGGGCAACAGCGGCGGCACCTGGATCTGGTGGGTGAAACGCTCCGCCGATGACCAGCCCAACCACCTCGATGCGCCCAGGTGGCGGCTGAGGGATCAAGTGGGTGGGCGGGCGCAGGAGATCATCGTCGGCCAGGAGCGGGCCTTCGCTTCAGCCAAGGGGATCCCGTTCAACACGGTGAGGGACTTCTTGGCTGGCCACCGGCCGCTGCTGGCGAAGCGGTGGAAACTGGTCAGCTCCCCCCTGCAGCTCGCCGACGAGAGCGAGCAACTCGCTGCCTGAGGTCTTCCCGACCGGCAGGCGTAGCGGCCCAGCAGCGGGAGCAAAGGCCATCACGGCCCGCACCACGGATCAGCCGGCTGCAGGTGGGGCCCACCAAGCTCCAGCCCGGCGAGGATCGCGGCGGCAGCCGTGGTGGCCTCCAGCTGGTGTGTGGTGCGGCTGTTGCCGGTCGTGGTTGTCACCTGCCAGGGCCGGGGCCGCAGGAAGTGTCTGTCCTGCGGGAAAGCCAGGGGGAATGAGGCAAACCGTCTCGTCATTAGGTACTGATGTTCTGAACTCACACCATCTTGACCCATTCGGCCATCATCGGTCGAGTCCGGGCGCCTGCTTCACACGCTGCAGCAAGGCTCATCACGGCGTCGTCGTGGCAGCCGGCCGCGGCCTCGCGGGTGCCGTCGGCCCCCTGGCGGAAGGTGCGCATCTGGGTGCCGTAGATGTCGTCCGGGGGGATCCCCAGCTCGCCTTGCTCCAGCAGCAGGAGCAGGCGGTCGGTCATGCGGATCTTCGAGGGCTTGGAGGTGGCGAACTCTTCGATCGGCACTCCGGGCCGGAGGATCGAAAGGGCTTCGCCAACGTTGGCCCCGACGCCGTTGTTCTCGATCGCCACCATCTCGGGGCTGTACTCGTCGATCAGGCGGGCGGTGCGCTGCAGGCCGTAGTCGCGGCTGCGCCGGGCGTCGTTGAAACGGGCCACCACCTGCCAGGGGTTGGAGGTGATGTCGAGCACGGTGGTGACCCATTCGTCGTCGCCACTGCCATTCGGGTCGATCCCGATCACGTAGGAGTGGCCCCTGGTGGCCAGCTGCAGGCCGCCGATGGCCTCGGCCGCTTCGATCAGGTCGTGTGGGTAGACCTCAGCGTCGGTGGCGGCGAAGTCGAGCTCGAACTCCTGCCGGTAGCGCTGCTGGGTGAGCTGGAACTTGCGGCGGGTGTTCTCTGGATAGTCCGGATCCAGCGAATAGATCGGGTGCTGGCTCCAGTGGATGGCGATTTTTGCGAACTGGCCATCGGGGCTGCAGCGCTTGGTCGGAATGTCGTTGACGAAGCTGTCGCCAACCTGCACCTCGCCGTGGTCGGTGGCCCAGTGCTCGTAGAACCGGCCGCTGCGGCCGTTGGGGGTGGAGACCCACACGGCCCTGGCCCGGGCCCCCAGCAGGGAAAGGGTGGGCATGGCACCGGTCTCGATGCCGGCGAGCTTCTCGATAAAGGCCCCCTCATCGAAAAGCACCATGGAGGCGCTGGGGATGCCTCGGGCGGCCCGCTCAGTGGGGGGTAGGAAGTGCAGGGAGCCGCGGCCCTGAAAGACCAGCTTCCGGGCGCTGTCCTTCGGCAGGGGAGGGCAGGCGGAGCCCAGGGAGGCGGCCTGGCCCTTAATCCTTGCCGCCAGCTCGCTTGCGTCCTCCCCGGTCTTGCTGAAGATGATCCCGACCCACGCCGGCCGTTGGATGGCCTGCTGGAGCATGTAGCTGATGATCGTCTCGGAAACACCGGTCTGGCGGCTCTTGTTGACGTAGGTGTTCTGGTGGCCCCGGATCGTGCGGATCAGGTCCAGCTGGTAGTCCCAAGGCCTGAAGCGCAGGTACTTGCCCTGGGAGGCGATGTAGGTTCGGGCGGCAAAGTCGGGCCAGCGCTTCGGGAGCTGGTCCCATGGCTGAACCTCTTGGGCCTGGGTGAAGAGCCCCCGGCGGGGGGCGTACTGCAGCAGGGGGCGAAGAACCGGCTGCTTCCGGGGGATGTGCAGGCCGGCGGGACCCGTCCGGGGCCAGCTGTAACAGGAGGTCTGGCTACGGAGCTGGGCGTCATATTCAGCCCAGGCCTCGTCGTCCCAGTCCATCAGAAGTCACCGGCCCGGTCCTCTGCCTCCTGCTCCTCTGGGCTCAGGGGTTCAGCCCCAGCGCCGCCGTCGCCGGCCTCCTCCAGCGCCTTCTCGAACCGCTCGATGGTGAGGATCAGTTGGTTGATCTCACGGTTCACCCCCAGGGCAACACCCAACTGCTTGCTGGTGATGGCCCTCTTCAGGAGGTCTTCCATCCGGCTGAGCTGGATCGAGGACAGGCGCAGCTTGTCGTAGAGGCTGGTGCTGGTGATCGCCAGCTCGTAGGCCTCGCCGACCAGCTTCGAGGCAACGGCAGGGCTGACCCTCCAGCCCCGGATGGCCACGTCCATCAGGTCTTTCGGCCCGAAGCCCTGCTTCACCGCCATGCCCAGCAGGGCATGCACCCGGTAGTTGCGTTCTGCCGCCCTGGAGAGGGTGCGATCTCGCGCAGGCTTTGGGGTGGCCCTGGCTTTCTTTTTCGCCACCCCGGGGTTCCTCCTGCTCAAAGGTTA